GTTTCCCAGTCACGATCCCAACTTAGCACCAGTACCAGCAGCAGCCCATTTCAACAACGTACTAGTATGCTCGCTTAGCATCAATCCCGGATTCTTCTTATACATATCAACCAACATCTCAGCCAACTCAGCATCAATACCAGTCTTTCTCAACTGCTCTCGCACCAAATTACGCTGATCATTCCTCAACAAAGCATCCATTCTCTTTAGCTCATGCTCTCTAAACAAAACTTCGACTTCACCCCAACGCTTCTCATTAATCGTCTGAGTCTCTGCAACATTCTTAGCAGTCACACTCGCCAAATTCTCAATCTGCGCCTTCTGAGCCTTAACAGCCAACGCAGTCTGCGCAGCCTTCGTAGCACCCTCAACACCAGCACCACCGACATTCTCCATATGAGCCATAGCACCAGCAGGCGTACTCGCATCATACTTACCAGCCAATATAGGATTAATTCCAGACCTCCTCATATCTTGCATTCGCCTATAAATAGCCGTATTACTCATACGCTCCTGAAACGCCATCTGCTGTCTAGACAAACCCTTATTAGCACTATTAGCACTACTCTGACCACTCGTACTAGCCAAAGCACCTATTGCAGCGGCTCCAACGGTAAACCATCCCATATCTCCGACCTCCTTCGCAACATTTCATTAGCCAAATCAGCAGCCGCATCCAAGTCAACTTCAACATCATTCCTCGGATGCAACTGCCAACCAACAATCGTCATAAAATACATATCCCAAACAGTAATCATTAGAAATGATCCAAATTACCCGGAACACCATACAACGGCATCGGCCTCGCACACTTCAAACTAAAATAGCTATCAAATATAAAATGCGGCTCACTCGGAATCGCAATCGCTCTATCTAACGGCGTACCCGTATTACTCTGAATAAACGTGTCACCCAACGTAGGCAAACTCGTAAACTCCTCACTCAAATGCCATGCTTCCAACGTACCAGAAACACCCGGCGGCATCAAACCAGTCAAACGACTAGGCTTATACCTATACTCGGCATACCTCTCCTGATACCCGAACACAGCATCATCATTAGCAGTATTATCAACATATATTTCACGATTCAGAACTTCCTGTTCTCCAATCTGAGACAACACAGGATAATAAAAATCATACCGCGTACTCTTAGTCCAAAACCGTTCCATACCTTGACTATACGTAATATCACTACGTACATTCACCATACCAATAATCATACCATGCTCAGTAAAGCTCTTACTAAAACCATGACTACCAGCAACCGTACCCATCGCAGCCAAATTACCTAACTTATCATCAGCAGCCGGAATAGGCTGTCCACTCGTCTGAGCCACAGGCGAAATATTAATCTGACTAGAACCACCACCTAAAAACTCAGGCCTCTGAATTCTATAATCAGGCACCGTAACACCAAAATGAGCCAATATCAGTTCATTATACCGCGTACCACCACGGGCATCACGCTCCAACAATCTCTGAGTCTGAAACGCCAATCTCAAATCATTAATCGTCGCAGCAGTAGCAGTAGACAAATCAGCATAAACCTGCGGTATATCACCCGCAGTAGACTCGACACCAATAGTATCAGCTATATCCGTAAAATAATTCGTCCAATTACGAGTAGAAACACTGTCCTTGTAACTCGTACCACCCGAAGCAGTAGACGTCTCAGCAGCAGGCACACCCAAACCAACAATAGGAGCATTTGACCCCAAAGGCAAACTAACCGCATCACCCTTCTGAGGCCACGGCAAACAACTCGTAAAATAATCATGCCTCTTACCACGCTTCTTAGGCACACTAACAATACCAGTCTCCGTATTAGTATCAGGCCCATCATCAGTCGGGAACACAAACTTATCTTGCAAGTTCTCATCCCTAAACCAATCATTCCATATCATATGATACGCTCTAAAAGGCAAACAACTAATATCATTAGAACCCGTCAACGTACCTCTAGGCAATCCAAAATAATCACCCAACCAACCAGCAGTATTCAACGTATTACCACCAACACAAACCGGCACCGTAAAATCAATCGAATCACCCGGATCATCTTGCTCACCGTGCATCTTCTTCCAATTATCCCATACCAAACGATACGGCACAAAGAAAAAGAAACTCTCCAAATACATATTATCCATAATCGGATACAACGGAGTAGCCAATCTCGCAAAGAAATTCATATTACAATTAAACGTATCTCCCGGAATCACATCATCCAGAAACACAGGCACCAAATAATCAGCATCAAACGTCGTCTTATAACCATGACTCCTATTAAAACTACTTCTCGGTATATCCACCCTCGGCACATTACTAAAACTATGCTCCATAACACTACGCATCTACATTCTCCTTAGCTAACGCCTCACCACCATTAATTAACTTCTCAGGCACACAATCCTCCAACTCACCCGTTCCATCATTCCATTTCCCAACCTTAAACAACGTATAATCCTCAGGACTCTGACTAATCTTACTCTCCTTATTAGTACACATAAACTTAAAATTACGCACCATCTCTCCCTCGGCACGGCCCGGAATCGGCCCATCATAAATACCACTAGCCCTATCAAACACTGCATACAAATCAACTTTCATGTCATTTCCCTCATTAATCTAGCATTATCATACAGTCTATCCTGTATACATTCAATACAGTACAAACCAGTAAAAAACCAATGCGCTCTTAGTTCCTTTCTAAACTTTCCACAACTAGAACACCTCGGCACATACACAACTTCATCTTTCTTAACAATCCTCCATACACTCCTTTTCACAACATACGCTCCTTCGCTTTCAAACGAGCCTTCTTAACCTTATGCTTCGCCAATAACCTCCCTTCAGTCAATTCATCAGAATGATGCTTCAAATAAACATTCCTACAACGCTTCACTTCTTCATACATCTTAGGGTCTTCATCCCGCAACATCTCATCATAATACCTCGGAACACCATTCATAACCCCATAACCCGGCACAGGCACCTCATCGCTCGGAAACACATCACTCTTATACTTCCTAAACCAATCAGCACCTATACCGCACTTTTCACCCTTTCTACTACTATTACCTCTCGACATAGCAACGTACTCAGGACTAATAAACGTTATCTCTCCATTCACATCACAACTCATATAATGATCAGGCTTCTTCACACCACCGATCTTCTTTAAAATATACCTCGCAGTATAACTAGCACTAGCAAAATTCAACTCTCCAACATCTACAAAACCGTAACCCCATAAACGCTCAAGAGACTTACTCGTCAACCTTTCAATACCATAATCGCTTTCATACGCTTCTAAATCAGGAAAACTAGCATTAAATAAACACATATGATAGTGGGGACGCCCAACATTACACAAAGGGCAGCCAACCAACTCAAGGTCAATACCGTGCTTACACTTCTTACCATACTCGCCCGCATAAAAATACCTCACTTTTTGATCAGGAAAAAACTTCCTCAACCTCTTAATAAACTTCTGCACATGCTCCTTGTGCAAACTCCAATCATCAGGAACGAACTTCCTTTCCTCCAACTGTTCCAAGCTACAATCCTTAGCATCCCTATACGTCAAAGTAATGAAACAATTACCTCCAATATGCTCCCACAAACAGGATTCATGGACAATTCGCATCGCCCACATACGACTATAATCCAAACGGCAACCAAGACACTGACCGCAACCAACTTCCATTTTCTCACCTGCATTGTCCCTCCTAAACTGAATACCGCCAGTGTCCATATTACGGAAACCCTTCAACGGACTATCGCAACCCATTCACAAACGAATCCCGCCACGCTGCGGCCTCGGCTTCACATTCCTATAATGCGTCTTAGACGCACTCCGACTAAAACCACTATTACTCGCTTTTCTACGCTTCATTCTCCTTCTCCTTCATAAGCAAAACCACACAACTCACTATAATTACGCACCGTCGGCCCATCCTTCACATTCACCAAAGCCACGTAACTCTCATCACCCTTAGTACCGCAA